TATGCCGTTATTGTGGAAGAAGGTGCTGATGCAGCTGCAACCACTAATAACGTGATCGGCAAAGTGGATGCTGCCACTGGTCAGCGTTTGGGTATTCAAGCCCTGGCTGACTGTATGGAAACACCAACCCATATTGCAGCCCCTGGTTTTAATACTAAGCCGGTGGCTGATTCACTTGCTGCTATGGGTAAGCGTTTGTTTGCTGTGCCAGTAGGTGATGGGCCTAATACCAATGATACGGCTGCTGTGGATTACTCTAAGAGCTTAGGCGGTGAAGGTACCGGCTATGAAGCCTTTTATATGGTTGACCCTCAAGTGGCGGTATACAGCCAAGCGGCTAAAGGTAACGTGTACTTTTCAGCTGCAGCCATTGCGTTGTCATGCTTTGCCCGTGTTAAAGCATGGGAAAGCCCTGCCAAGGGTGGCATGGGTGCGCTGATTGATGGCACTGCACGCACGATTGATTACAACATTATGGACAAATCAACAAATGGTGATTTGTTGAACCGTCATGGTGTTTCGTATTTTGCGCGTACTTCAATGGGTGGTTTCTCACTGATTGGTAACCGCTGTGTTATGGGCCGCTTTGTTTCCCAGGTTGGCCTTGAATACGCCATTATTCGCAAGTTGGCCAAGACGGCCCAGCGTGCAATGGCTCGAAACCTTAGCAAGTCATTTATGGAGCAAGAGATCACAAAGCTGAACGTATGGCTTAAATCTCTGCAGGCTGATGAAACTATCATGGGCGCCCAAGTGTACCTGCATCCAACGCTTAACAACGTGGAAAACTACCGCAATGGTGAATGGCATATTGCGATTAAATACCACGGCTATGCGCCAAATGAGCACATGGTTTACCACTTAATTGAAGATGTCGGCATTGTCGAATCATTCCTTGAAGGAGTTTTATAATGGCAGGACAACGCTCACGCATTACCCGCCAGGGCATGGTTAACGGTCAGCCGTTAGTTAAAGAACTGGACGAATTCAACGCACCAGAAATTAAAAAGGTGATGCAGGAAACCCGTGGCGGTTCCTTTATCCCTGGTGAAATCATGGTGGGTCTGGAGAAGATGAACAGTAAGTTTAAAGTGAAGGGAGCCAACCAAGAGTTATTGGCTGCTTTTGGTTTAGCTGCAGGTGAACTTTGCCAGGTCGATGTGAAAGAATCCCAGCAAGATGAAGATGGCAATAATTTTGCCATTGTTTACAGCCTTACCGGTGAAGTTATTTCTGTTACTGAGTCAGCCAGTAAAATGGGTGAACTGCCAGACCAAGAGCTGGAAATGGCAGTTAGTGCTTATAAGAAAACGGAAAGCGGCAAGGTTATTTATGACATTGACCGTAATGCTCAAATCCTCAACTTAGGCAATGGTGACTTGATGGCAGAACACCGCCGCAATGTCGGCATGCCTTAACCTCAAATAGTTCCCTGTGTAGCTACAGACTTGGCCCACTTGCATAACTGCAGTGGGTCTTTTTTTTTATGGGAGTACCAAATTTATGTTCCAGCCTAAAACACATGATCTTAATTGGCCGATTGATGATGATAAGAGCCAGCCAGTCAAAACCGTGGTAATGAAACCTTTGACCATGGGCCAGCACCGTGAAATAAGCAAAGCCCACAAAGGCAAAGATACCGATTTACTGCGTGCCTGTATTAGTACAAGTACCGGCTTAACACTTGCCGAACTCAAACGCCTCATTACCCCAGATTACAATAGTATCCAGGACAAGGTTTTGGATCTTATGCAATCCACAGCTATCCAGTTGATGGAACCAGGTGAAGCTAACTTGGATGAGCCTGTGCTGCTTGTTCCGTTCCAAGGTGATGATGGCCAAGACAAGACCACTTATAAGCTGCGTCCGCCTTCGGTAGCCACTACTGATTTAATGGACTCTCATGATGATGAGTGGGACCGCACGCTATTTATTAGCACTAGCTGCTCAGGCTTTAGCCGTGAAGAACTGGAGCGCATGAGCTTGCCAGATTGGAATCAGCTGCAGGAGCGCCTTATTGATTTTTTGCAAAAATCGGCGGACTTCTTTCGCCAAAAGACGTTGAAGTCTTAACAGATGTGATCCCTTTGGTTTATCACGTAAACCCAAGCGAAATATTGGACTGGCGCATTGATGAAGCAATGCGCCGTTACCACCTGGCAGCGGCAAAGCTGGGCATTAAAAAGAGGTAGAACGTGGCTGATACTAAAATTTCCATTGCCTTGGCTGCAGTGGACAAATTCAGCCGGCCCGTAGAAAACGCTGCCAAGAGTGTGGGCCAGCTAAAAAGTGCAGTGGCTGAGGCTAGCAGCAGCCTTAAAGATTTAGAGGGTAAGCAAAAGCTAGTCTCTAACTTTAAAGGCTTATCTTCTAGGCTGCAGGATACCCGTGAAGAATTAACTAAATCTAAGTTAGAAACAGACCGTTTAAAGCAGTCTGAGGCTAAGGCAATAAAAGTTGTTAAGCAGCATTCTATTGCCCTTGAGTCAGCTGAAAAGTCTGTACTTCAAATAGCGGAGGCTTATGGTTCTGAATCAGACCAGGTGATAGCTGCACGTAAAGAAGTCGTTAAGCTTACTAAAGCTAAAAAGGAATCTGAAACAGCGCTGAGAAAAGAGCGTGCTGCCATTAAAACGGCGGAGCAATCCACTGCCAGATTAACCTCAAAATATAGCAGGCAATCCCAAGAGCTGGGTGGTTTACGCCGTGATATGGGGGCCGCTGGTTTAAAGCTTAATGCTTTGGGTGCGGAAGAGTTACGCCTGGCAAAGAAAACCGGGCAAGCCAATAAAGCATTAGAGCAGCAAGCTGCGAAGCTTAAAAAAGTTCAAAGCATTCAAGGCCGGATTGAAGCCAGAAACGCCCAGAAGGGTGAGCTGGTTGGTCAGGCTGTTGGTGTTGCGGCTCAAGCGGCTCCGTTAATAATGGCGGGTAAGCGTGCGGTTGAGTACGAAAATACGTTTGCAGATGTTAAAAAGGTCGTCAACTTTTCCAGCCCAGAGGAAGAGGCTGAATACCGAACCAAGATGATGAAGCTTGCCGGTGACTTGGGTGTTAAGCAAGAAGGTATTGCTGACATTGTTACCGCTGCAGGTCAATCTGGTATTGAAAAAGACCAGCTGCTGCAGTTCGCTGAATCGGCCACTAAAATGTCTGTGGCTTGGGATGTGTCTGCAGAAGAAGCTGGCTCTACGTTGGCAACGTGGCGTGCAGCCATGGGGCTGACTCAGAAAAATGCTTTAGATTTAGCGGACGCCACCAACTTCCTCAGTAACAACATGAACGCCAAAGCAAAAGATATTGCTGGGGTAATGGTTCGTGAAGGTTCTACTGCTATGGGGGCGGGATTAAGTGCTAACGAAACCGCCGCTTTAGCAGCAAGCTTAATTGCTGGAGGTGCGAAGGAAGACACCGCTGGCACTGCATTAAAAAATATATCCGGTGCATTAACTGCTGGCTATGCGGCTACCGGTAGCCAAAAAGAAGCATTAAGCCGAATTGGTTTTGATGCCGAAGAGCTTGCATCTTCTATGCAGGAAGATGCCAAGGGCACTTTATTGGGCGTATTGCGTGAGCTGCAAGATGTATCTGCAGATGAACGTGGTGCAGTTATTTCCCAGCTGTTTGGCTCAGAAATTAAAGGTGCGGTTTCCAAGTTGGTCACAACTTTGGATGATCCTAAAAATGGCTTGGTTTCTGCGTTTGGCAAAGTAGCAAACGAAGCAGACCGTGCTGGTAGTGTTAATGATGAGTATGTGAACCGGGCAAAAACCCGTGGCCATACTCTTGCCCAGTTAAGTACCAAATTTGACCGGATGATGATTACCCTTGGGGATCGTCTTCTGCCAGTAATTGATGCAGTTGTCCCGCCACTTATGACAGTGGTTGATGGGGTCTCTGATTTTGCAGAGGCTAACCCAAAGCTTGCCAGTGGCTTGCTTGGTGTTGCTGCAGCTATTGCTGTTGTTAAAGCTGGAGCTATTGCCTTTAAGTTGGCCAAGCTAACGATGGGTAACGGTGTTGACCGTTTCAAACTAGGCAAAACAAAGCTTTCCAGCTCTACAGACCAAACAACCCAAAGTGCTAACCGTGCATCAAAAGCCCTTGATAGGCTTAACCGTAAATTAGGCGGTTTAGGTGCTAACGGTGGTGCAGGTGGCGGTTATGGTGGTGAAGGTCGAACCCGTAGCCGGCGAACGCGAAGACGCCCAAGAGCAAGAGGCCGTTTAGGTCGCTTACGTGGTGGTGTTGGTCGCTTAGTTGGTGGTATTGGTGATCTGTTTGGCGGTGGCTTAATGCCAGAGCCAGCAATGGCCGGTTCACTTGCTCCACGTTCCCGAACCCCAGCAAATCGCCGTTTACGTGGCGGTGGTAAGTTTGGCCGCATGGCTGGTTTACTTGGTGGCGGTGCTGCCTTGTCAATGTTCTCTGGCTCAGCTAGTGCCGGTGATATGGCTATGGCAGGTGCTGATATAGCAGGAGCAGCCGGAAGTATTATGGATGTTCTGCCTGCAGGGGGCGGCGCTTTAATGAAAGGTGCGGGCAAGCTTTTTAAACCGCTTGATATTGTTTTGCAAGGTGCGGGCTTAGCTTCTGCTGTAGCCGGTGGTGATGGTAAGCAAATCGGTGGAGCTGCTGGAGATATGGCTGGCGGTTTGGGTGGTGCAGCTGCCGGAGCAATGGCAGGTGCTGCGCTTGGCTCTGTGGTTCCAATTCTTGGTACTGCAGTCGGTGGTCTGATTGGTTCTATTGTTGGCGGTTTAGGTGGCGGTGCTGTTGGTGAATGGGCCGGTGGTAAAATTGGCGGTTGGTTTAGTGAGGATAAAACCGAACAACCAGCCCCTGCTGCAATTGCTGAAAAATCCAAGCAGTTGGAGCAGGTCAATAAACAGATCACCTTTGCCCCAGTTATCCAGGTAACGCCGTCAGGAAACCCTGCCTATGACCGTGATGTTAGCAACGAACTAATGGAACGGATGAAAGCAGAGCTTAGCCCTATGTTGTTAGGTAATACTGATGTGGCCGCCCGTGCAGATGGTAGCTTGTCTGATAGGAGTGATACATGAGGCAAATGATGTCTTTAGGTGGGTTTGTCTTTTCTCTTAGTGAGGGCACACCTTACGAAGGCTTGCAGCGTACCAGTGATGGGGGATGGGTAACCGTTCCCCGGTACGGCCAAAAGCCTATTAGTCAAAATACAGGGCAGCAGTTAGAAAACATCAATATAACCGGTACCTGGTTCCGTGGTGAAGGCATGGCCAATATGGGCAAGCTTAGAGCCTTACAGGCTAAGCGTGAGCCCTTGGTGCTAACTGATGGCTATGGAAGCAATCTTGGATTGTGGACCATAAAGCGCCTGCAGGAGAAGCAAGACCGCATTATTGATGATGGTACTGCTTTTATTCTTGGTTTTACCATTGATTTGGAGGAATACGCTGGTGAAAGTAGTTCGTAGCCGTGACGGTGATACCGTTCCGCTTATCCTCTGGCTAGCTCTGCAGCGTGACGATGATGAAGCAGAGGAAGCGCTTTATGATTTAAACCCTGGGCTTGAGCAATATGGTCCTGTTTTACCTGCAGGGATAGAAATCACCCTGCCAGAACTGTCTGCCCCTGCGCCGGCTAAAGTGGTGAATGTATGGGATTAGGATTAATTCCCCAGGTTCGCATTAGTGGACCAGGCGCGGATATTATCAATAATCGGTTAGTATCTTGGGAAAGAGTTGACGCTGCAGGTGTTCAGTCTGACCAAGTGACCTTAACCGTGGATACTGCAGGCCAGACAGGCTTGCCGAAAGAGGGCGCCACCATAGGGTGGTCTGAGGGATATGACGGGGATTTAGTTGATAAAGGTGAATTTAAGATCACCCGTATCATTCCCCGCTTATTTCCGCCTACTGTGACAATTGTGGCCACGTCTGCCCCTTTTCAAAT